TATTATAAGAGTTAATCCCGAAGCTAATTCAGGATTTTTTTCTGCCCATTTCTGAAAACCTTCCAGAACATTAGCAACAACATCTAAAACAGGCTTTAAAGCTTCTCCTATTCTTTCAAAAATTGCCAGTTTGATTCCATCTATTTTTGATTGTATAGCAGAAAGTTTTCCAGAAAAAGTGTCAGCCGCTTTTGCTGACATTCCAACTACTCCAGGAACTTTACCAAGTGCGACAAGATAATTATAAATATCCTGCTCGTTCTTTTTAACTTCTGTTGATACTCCTTTGAATGTAAATATTACTTTATCTCCTGCATCTTTGGCTTTTACTCCAAATTCTTTTAATCTCTCATTTTCTCCAGTCATTGCATCTAGAACAGCTTCAACATACTGGTCAACTTCTTTACCTTGCGATTTAGCTACATCAGTAAGTTGAATAAATTCCTCTTTTGTTGGCTTGAGACCTCTATTTATAAGTTTATTAAAACCATTTCCCACTTCATCGATTGAAAGTTTAACTTCATTAGCAGTTTCTCTTATGATTTGCATAGCAGCTTCTCCTTCAGCTGCACCACCAAGAGCATTTGAAAGTGTAGTTTTTAAATTTTCAAATTGCATTCCTGTTTGAGCAATACCATTAGCAATACCTTTAGTAAACCCAATAAGTACTGCTCCATTTACAACTGATGATAACTGTCCCTCTACATCCTTCATTTTATTCATGAAGCCTTTTAGACCACCTTCAGCTGGAGTTGATGAAGAAACAGGAGTTTTTGGAGCAGGAGCGGGAGCTGATTTAGCATTATTTTGAAACGAAACTGGTATCTTTATTTCTTTAGAAATTCTCTGTTTCATTGCTTCTATCTGCTTTTCTCCACGTACATTAAAAGTCAAGTCTATCTGAGCTTTCAATGCTGATTTTATCATTGTATTTATACTCTGTAATGCTTTTTTTAAACTCGCCATGTCAGCTTCTATTTTTAAAGAAACCAGTGTTTCATTTGCTTCTGCCATTTATTCCCACCTCCTACTTTTTTCTATGAAGTTCATTCAAAAAACTTAAAGTATCAGCCATTTGCTTATCACCCCAGTTTTCATCTATATCATAAGGATTAAGATTAAATTCATGTGCTATTATATGTGCATTTTTTAATCTTGCATCCATTTTTTCATACTGTAACCTATAATTTATCTGTCCATTGCTTTTAAGATTAACTGCTGGGATTTATTGCAATATTTGTCGCAAAAATGATTAAATTCATTATGCTCATAAATGTCAATTTATCCACAACGGTATCTGGTATTTGGAACAATTCTTGTGTTAAAGTTATAAATTTGTCCAAAGAATCATCTTCCATTCCTGAAAAATCTCCACTGTCTAATGCTCCTGTAAAATTCCCTGCGTTTATCAAGAATTTTGTTAATTTTCTTGCTTTAGGATTAATCAACTGAACACAAACAAATCCTTTTTCTCCATCATCTCCCTCGCCTTCTAAATAAACTTTAAAGACTTTATTTGGAAGTCCAAAATGTCTTTCTTCTCCTAAAAAAGCTCCTAAAAAAGGTTTTTCTCCAGGTTCTATTCTTTTAAATTGTAATTTCTTTTGTTTATTTTCCATTATTTTCTACTCCTCTATGATATTTTCTTTTCTTTTCTTGTTCCTGCGAGTTTTAAAGTATTTGTTGGAGCTTCTTCTGTAAAAGCACCTTCTGAATCAAGTTCGGATAAGACATTTCCGTCTTCATAATATGTTATCACTGTTTGACCATCTATTGTTTCATGCGTTTCTATCTCCAAAGTTGGATATTTGTTATCTTTTAAAAATTTTAAAAAATCTAAAATTCTTTCCATTACTTTTACTCTTGGCGGAATTGAAATAGTAAGCTCATAAGGAACATTAGCTATAATGGAGTAAATATTCTTACCTCTTGTTGTCATTCTTCTACTTGTTTTATCCTCTGCTGTTTCTATTTCAACTGCATCTTCATCAAGTTCATCTATTATAAGTTCTCTTCCAGAACCCCTTACTAATATAAATCCCTCTCTCATATATGCCATATATCTTTACCTCCTTAATTTCCATTTTTTGAATTTAATATAACTTGTACTTTTGATTTGATTATTGCACCTTGAAACCAGCAATTATATTTAATTTCAACTTCTCTGTTGCTCATATTTACAACCTTCACTTCAAAAGCATTTATTCCTTCTTCAATAATGTCATCGATATCATAAATTATTCCTCTTGTAGCAAATTCTCTAAGAATCGAAGTACCATTTGAAGCTACTTGCTGTCTTCCTGCTTCCTTTGTAGAAATTTTTTCTCCTCTTGTGTTTCTTTCAACTATGTATTTTGTTATCCCAATTCTCATATATTCATCTATTGCTATTCTTGCTAATGTATAATCAAACCATGTTATTCCATCCATAGCCTTTCCATAATAAGGAATAACCATCTGTTCTTCTTCTGTTACAATATTAACTCCAGTTGAAGATTCTCTCTGACTTCCAACTAGCTCCAATATTTCAGATAAAGTATAGTTTGATCCTGTAATCCCATTTAATTTAATACTTGCAAATGGAACAGAACCTGGGAAAAAGTTTCTTATTGTTGCAAGAAGATTTGTAATCTGTCCTTCACTTTTATCTGTTGCAATATAAAACCCATTATCGACTTTGTTTTCTTTTGCTATTTTAAGATTCACTTCTTTTGTAAAGTTAGATGCACCTTGAAAT